CCCTCGCGCACACTGCGCGCGGACGTCCCCTTCACCTTCTGTCCGACAGGAGTAGAGACACATGGCCGGATACGCGACCGCATTCAACAAGACCGGGGCCGATAGCGTGCTCTGTGTGCTCGAGCTCCTCGCGGACAGCACGACGCCGCGCCGGCAAAAAATTTTCAGTTTCGGGATCGGGTGCTCCGCGGCAAGCAACGACGGCGTACACCCGTACAGCATCCGGCGGATCACGAATTCCGGGACGGGGACCACAGTCACGCCGCAACCGCTCGATCCGGCCGACGCGGCGTGTCTCGCGGACGCCGAACACCTGATCACGGCCGATCCGGCCTCGTACGGCAGCGGCACTGAGCTCTATCGGATGCCGCTCAACGGGCGCGCGTCGTGGCAATGGAACGCGAACCCCGGGAAGGAATTCGTGGGGCCGGCGACCGCGACGAACGGCTTTGGCCTCGGCCTGAGCGCGGCGTCAACGTCGACCTACATGGGGAACCTGCAACACGAGGAACAGTGATCGCGCCGGCGAAGGGCGCGCACGGCTACGGGATCATCGTCGATCCCTCGCTGTCGCGCCCGACGGAGTTCGACACCGTCCAGTGCAAACATTGCGGCGGGCACGTCCGCGTGAAACCCGGGACCGGGTACACGGTCTACCTGATCCCGACCGACACGCCCGGCGTCGATCGCGAGGAACCGGGCTGTTGGTGCGGCCGGTGTAGCGGTCCAATCTGCCTCACGTGTTACCGCCGGTTCCCTGGGCGCTGTCGGCCGTTCGAGCTCTGGCTCGATGTACAGGAGCAACGGATCCGCAACCGGCTCGGATGGGGCCGGTTTTTCCGTTTCATCGGGATCGACTAGATGGAGTGGGCGCCGCGGATCACGGGCTCGTCGAGGGGCGGGCACCGGGCGATCGCCTCCGGGATGACGCCGCCCGCCCATCCGGCCGTCGTGGTCGATCCGACCGTGCGTATAGAGTTCGCCTGGGGTGCTGTCGTATCTGCGACGGCCTACATCGTCGAGATCGGGACCGCGATCGGACTGACGGACGTGTGGCGGATCAACACCGGATCAACGGCCCTCACCCTCGCGTGGTTTCTCTTTCCTGGGGTGTACTACTGGCGCGTGCGTGGCGTCGTCGGCGGCGTGCCCACCGATCCCTCTGATGAGCAAGTCGTGTATGTGCCGACGTCTTAGCGCCCTCGCGCTCCTCGCGGCGATCGTGCTGTCGTTCCTGCCGCCGGTGTACGCGAGGCCCGCGCCGGCGGCACCCGCGGTCCCGCTCCCGCGCGCCCTGGCGGCCTGGCGACTCGCGAAAGCCCTCGAGCCGATCCGACCGCTGACAGCGATCACCGAGGCGCCGGCGGCGCTGCCGCCGCTGCAGCAACCGGGCAACCCGAATACGACCGTCCCGTGTCCGGTGACGGGCGCGGTGATCGTCACGAGCTCGCCGGCGTCGATCGCGAACGGGGCGAGCGTTGAGATCCGCGGCTGCAATTTCGGCGCGTCGACCGGGACGCTCCGGCTCTGTAACGCGAGCACGTACGCCGGATCCTCGACGTGCGAAGTCCAATCGACAAGCGCCTGGACGAACACGTCGATCACGGCTTCGAGCATCTCGATCGGCGCGCTCGGGGCGACGGCGTACTGGTACGTGCAGGCGAGCACGGGCCCGATGAACACGACGGCCCCGTTCAGCGTCACGCTCACGGGCGGCGGATCGCTCACCTGCGACGAAACCGCCGCGAACCTCACCGACACAACGGTCCAGACGTTTCTGACGAACGCGACGACGGCCGGCACGGCTGGCGATCCGTATGTGTACTGCCTGCCCGCCGGTACGGCCGCCTGGGATCAGCAAGTCAATTGGACGATGCCGGCCTATAGCGTCCTGCTCGGGGCTGGCAGCCTCTCGACGATGGGCGGCGGGGATGTGACGGTGATCCAAGACGCCGAGCCCGATAACAACTCGCTCCTGGCGATCTCGTTACCGGCGAATCCGGCGACGGCACGGATCGCCGGGTTCACGTTCGAGGATACCGGGAGTTCCGGCGTCAAGGATTTCGGGCTGTTGTTCCTGCAAGGTCCGAATAGCAATCTGCGGATCGACCACATGCATTTCGACACGAAATGGATCATGTGGTTTATGAACGGCACGACTTACGGCGTCGCGGATCACGTCATTTTTGACCTTGTCGAATTTCGCGGGATCTACTTTCACAACGGGTCCGGGTCTGACGGGCACGGAAACGAAGTGTGGACCGAGCCGACAGCCTTCGGCGGGTCGACGTGGTTCTATATCGAGGATAGCCGATTCATCGCGGGGCCAGGGACCTCGTCGCGGATTGGCGATTCGTTCTCCGGTTCCAAAGTCGCCTTACGCATGAACACCATGCAGGGCGTCGGCGGATTGGAACAACACGCCACGGGACAACAAAACGGACCGCGAGGCCCCCGGGCCCACCAAAGTTATTTGAATCATTTTTCGCCGACCGAAGGGAATGAACCCTCGCAAGTGATGGTCGACGCCGATAACGGCGGCTTGATCACCTGGGGGAATGTGGTCGAGGACGACACACTCAAGTCAGGCGTGGGACTGTTCGTGCCGAGGCGCTGCGGTACGGCTGGAAACTGTGCCGGTTCGGCGGTAGACGCTGGGCCTCCTCCTGGCGGGTGGGGGTATAACGGTCCCGTTCCGCTCCGGACGGGTGTCGTCGACGTCTCCGGTACGACGGTGACGCACGTTAGCGGGGATCTGTTCTCGACCGACTGGCCGGCCGGCTCGATGATTCATATCAGCGGGGCCACGTGTAGCGGATCGACTTCGGGCACGGGATGCGTGATCTCGTCTGTCAACTCCGCAACATCGATCACGCTCTCCACATCATCCGGGGCCGTCAACGACGGCACGTATACAACAGGCTCGGCGTGGGACGGCAACACAACGGCGACCGGCTATCCAGCACTCGATCAACCGGGGCGCGGACCTGGCGATCTCTTATCTGGGGATGACTTTCCCGACAAGGTCAACACCGAAACCGACTCGGTATCGTGGCCCAATCAAGTACTTGAGCCGATCCATGTGGTGATGACGACATTTACACCCGCCGCGGGGTTCGGCGGCGCGTTACTTGGCGACTCGACGGCCGGGCGGCTGACGATCAACGTCGACTACTTCACACAGACAGACGGCACGCAAACGGCACAGGTGTCCAACTCGAGCCCGTTCAACGGCGACGGGACGCCTGGCGTCGGATGGGGGACGATCGCGAACCGTCCGGCGTGCTCGAGCGGCTGCGTATTGGGATCGGTCTACCTCGCCACTGATGAGGGATCTTGGAACACAAGCACGAGCAATCCCGAGGGCGTGCAGCGAAACGGCGCGGACGGCAAATTCTACGTACTCACGGCCGACGGTGTATGGACGGCGAGATATGGCGGCGGCGCCGACAACACAACGGGCGAACCGTACCAATATCCTCACCCGCTCAACGTGAATTAAACAAATGGCAATTTTCGACGACTTCACAGGTACCAATCTCGGCCCGCTGAATGCGGCGAAATGGACGGTCGATCAAGGTAACTGGCTGATTTTTTCAAATACGGCGAATGCACAAGATGCCGCGTTCCCGAATCTTGCCCGCTACACAGGAGAGGCCGCCCCGTCTGCAAATCACTACGCGCAAATAGTCGAAACCAACGCAGCCGGGGGCGGTCCTGCGGTGCGCTTGGACTCCTCGAAGAATGGCTATTTTGCTCGGACTTTCTGGGATGGATCGGTGTCGATCCAACGGCTTGACGCTGGCTCTGCCACAGAGATCGCCATCTCCTCGACTGGTGTGTTCGCGCTCGGTGACACTGTCCGTCTTGAGGCCGATGGTTCGACAATTCGAGCTAAGGTAAACGGCGGGCAAGTCGCGTCCGCCACAGATTCAACTCATAGCACCCAGACTAGTGTTGGGATGATCGAAGTGGGTGCGAATGGCGCCCTGCAGGATAATTTCGAAGGCGGCGCACTCGGCGGCGAGGGCGGCGGGATCTCCTGGCTCCCGCGACACTCCACGATCCGAGGCGAGTCCGGCGCGACCATGCTCCCGGGCGGGATGACACCCCCACACCGGCCAGGGTAGACGATGGCCTTTCCCTCGAGTCGTTCGGAAGTCGTGACCAACGGGACGACGGCCTCGGCCTCGCCGGTGATCAATCTGCCGGCGACGGTCAAACAAAACGATGTGCTCCTTGTCGTGTTTCGCGTCGCCGTGGGCGGCGCGATCGGCTGGCCGACGGGCTGGACCGAGATGTTCGACGCGTCCTCGGATGCCGCGGACGATCAAATGGCGGCCGCGTGGAAGCGCGCCGAGGGCAACGAAGGCGGGACGACGATCACCCTCTCGTGTACCAGTGGCAAGTTCGCGGCGGTCGCCTACGCGATCCGCGACTCAGCGGATCCGCACGTGCGCGCGCCTGAGCTCTCCACCGTCGCCACGGGCACGAGCGCGAACCCGAACGCGACGACGGTCACGCCGACGGGCGGCGCAAAAGACTATTGCTGGCTCACCTTCACCGGCCGCGAAGGCGAGGCGACGCTCCCGCCGACCTATCCCACGAACTACTCGGTCGCGCAGCTGACGGCCGACTCAGGCACGGCAAGCACGGTCGGGACGAACGTCCGAGTCTCCGGCGCGATTCGCACCGATAACAACGCGGCCTCCGAAGACGCGGGTCAATGGACGTTTAGTGATTCCGAAGACTGGACGGCCTACACGATCGCGTTCCATCCGCCGCCGGCGGATCCCGCGCCTGGCGTCAACAAAGTCACGGCGCCCGTCTCGGTGATCCGTCCGCTCGCGGCTGCCGCTGCGATCGCGATCGCGTTCGTCCCCGTGATCCAAGCGGCGCCCGAGCCGGCCTGGCTCCCGCCGACGCCGCGGATCGTGCTGCGGGCGCCGCGGCTGATCCCGTCGGAGCTCGTGCTGCCATTGTTGAATCTGCCAGGCCCGGCGGCGGGCTCAGCGGCGGATACCACCGGCTCGGCGAGCCCGCCCCGATCGGTCGTGCACTACACCTCGATCGCCGGGCCCGTCGTTGTCGCGCCCGAGCTTCCCTGGATCACGGCGCCGCCCGGCCTCGTGCCGCGGATCTTCTCGGTCCCGTCCGTCGTGGTCGCGCCGCTGTTTCAACAGCCGGCGCCGCCGGCGGCAACAGCTGCCGAGAGCAGCGGCGCCGCGCAGCATGTTACCCGCGGTCCGGTCCATTACGTCTCGGTGGCCGGGCCCGTCGTGGTCCCGTCCCTCGTGGCGCCGGATCGGCCGGCGCAATTCAACGACGACGGCCTGATCCGCCCGGATCGGTGGGTCCACTATCAGGAAGTCGGCGCGCCCGTGGCGATCCCGCTGACGACGGGCTGGTGGCCGGCGCCGCTCCCGCCCGTGCGCCCGCTGCTCCGACCGCTCGAGTCCGTCGTGGCCGCGCCGCTGTTTCAACAGCCGGCGCCGCCCTCAGTGTTGGCGGTCGATACGAGCGGCGCCGCACAGATCGTGCAGCGCGGGCCGGTGCACTACGTCTCGATCGCCGGGCCCGTCGCGGTCCCGCCCGCCGCGGCGCCGACGATCCCGTGGCTCCCGGCCGCGCAGCCGCTGATTCTCGCGACGCGACCGACACGCTCACTGATCGTCATGCCGCCCACGGTACCGGCGGCCGGCGTTCCCGCAATCCCCTGGCTGCCGCCGGTGCAACCGCTCGTGTTGCCGCGCTGGCCGGTGCGGCACGTCCTCGTGCTCCCGCCGACCGTGCCTCCGGCGGCGATGAGTGGGATCCCGTGGCTCCCGCCGGCGCAACCGTTGATCCTGCCGCGCTGGCCCGTGCGCTCGGCCCTCGTCATGCCGCCGACCGTGCCGGCGACCGGCGCGCCAACGCTCCCCTGGCTGCCGGCCGCGCAACCGCTGATCCTTCCACGCTGGCCGGTTCGTCACGTCCTCGCGCTCCCGCCGACGGCGACCGGGATCCCGTGGTTCTCGCCGACGCTCCCGCTCGTCGTCGCGCCGCGGCCCGTGCGCGACACGCTCGTGATCCCGATCCGGTTCGATCAAGGCGTGCCGGCGTTCCCGCTGACGCTGACGCCGCCCGTCGTGCGCCGGCTGGTTTCGGTCGCCTCGAGGATTGCCGCTCCAGTCATCACCGATCCGGCGGCGATGAGCACTCTGCCGTGGTTGATGCCGCCGTCGCCGCCAATCCGAGCACCGTGGCCGGTGTGCATCGTCGTCGCGTTGCCGCCAACTGTGCCGGCGGCTCCCATCGTGATCATCGAGAAGCTCAGCTTCGCTCGCGATGCGTTGGTGTCGCCCATCAGGTGGAATAGCGATCGGCTGGTGGCGCCCCTCGTCTTCGTGCGGGAGAAGATCGTGTAGGGGGCATTCATGAGTGTGAAGGTCTTCCCCTCGACGCAGTTCGTGCCGGAGCGATCGACGTATCAGTACCAGGTGGGGCTCCTCGCGCCGGACAAGCTTCCCGTGAACCCGACGCAGATTGCCAGCATCGCCCTCGCCCTGCGCGATGTCACGAGCGGTGGGATCGTCAACAGTCGGGATCATATCGACGTGTTGAATGTGAATGGTGGTGTGCTCAGCCTGGGGCTGTTCACGTTCCAGTTTGTCTCCGACGACACCGCGATTCTCGGCACCGGTGTCGAAGAGCGCCGACTCCTCACGTTGGATGTGGGCCTGGTCGGTGGTGGTCGGGCGACGCACGAAGTGTCGTTCTACGTTCGGAATCTGATGGATATCACGAGCTGACGTATGCCATGGACGCAAACTGACATCGATACGTTGAAAGCCGCGATTGCCGCCGGCCGAGGCGCGCGCTCGATCACGTTCGCCGACCAGTCGGTCACGTTTCATTCGGTGGACGACATGCTGAAGCTCCTGTCGGTGATGGAGCACGACGCCGCCGCGCAGAGCTCGCAGACGCGGACGCACCGGCTCGCCGCGACGTCGAAGGGGGTCTGATGCACTGGCTTGATCGCCTCACCGCGGAAGTGGCGCCGCGCTGGACGCTGCGGCGCCAACGGGCCCGTGTGGCCCTGGACCTGGTGGCGCGGCACTACGAGGGCGCTGCGGCCGGCCGTCGGACACAGGGCTGGCGCCGGAGCTCGGGCGACCCGAATGCCTCGACAGGGCCGTTCGTGGGTCGCCTGCGTGACGTCGCGCGCGATCTCGTGCGAAACAACCCGCACGCCGAAAGCGCGCTCCGGACGATCGTGGACGATACCGTCGGTTGGGGCATCGTCGCGAAGACCACGAACGCGTCCGCGCAGAAGGCCTGGAACGCGTGGGCCGGCTCAACGGCGTGCGATGCGCACGGGCAGCACGACTTCTACGGTCTCGAGAAGCTCGTGATGCAGACGGTGGTCGAATCCGGTGAGGTGTTGGTGCGTCGCCGGATCCGGCGGCCGGAAGACGGCCTGCCGATTCCGCTCCAGCTCCAGGTCCTCGAGCCTGACGTCCTCGATACGACCAAGCTCGGAACGCTGCCCGGTGGCGGTCGTATCGTGCATGGCGTCGAGCTGGACGCGATCGGGCGGCGAGTGGCCTATTGGCTGCTGCCCGAACATCCCGGATCGGCGCTGGGGATGGGATCGATCTCGTCGCAACGCGTGCCGGCGTCGAGTGTGCTCCACGTGTTCAAGGGCCGCCGCCCGGGGCAACTCCGCGGCGCGTCGTGGTTTTCGCCCGTGCTGCTGCGCTTCAAGGACTTCGACGAGTTCGAAGACGCGACGCTGATGAAGCAGAAGGTGGCGGCGTGCCTGGCCGTCATCACGAGCGACATCGACGGGTCGGCGCCGGCGCTGGGCGTGGCCGATCGGACGCAGTCACCTGAGATCGACCTCCTCGAGCCCGGCGCCATTCTCAATGTGCCGCCGGGGCGGAACGTGGAAGTCGTGCAGCCGCCCACGGTGCGAGAGTACGGCGATTACGTCGCCACGAGCCTCCGGGGGATCGCGGCTGGACTGGGCGTGACCTACGAGGACCTCACGGGCGATTACACCGATCTGCCGTTCTCGGCGGCCCGAATGTCGCGCTTGCGCCATTGGGCGCGCGTCGAGGACTGGCGCTGGCGCTTGCTGATCCCGCAGTTCTGTGGCCCGGTCTGGGGATGGGCGATGCAGGCCGCGGTTGTCAGTGGCCAGGTGTCAGAAGAGCCGCCGGCGAAGTGGACGGCGCCCCCCATGGCGATGATCGAGCCGGATAAGGAGGGCCTCGCGCACATGCGGAACATCCGCGCGGGCATCACGACGTTGTCGGAAGTGATCCGCGAGCGCGGGTATGACCCGCTCGAGCTCCTCGAGGAGATGGCCGCCGACAACGACACGCTCGATCGGCTTGGTCTCATGCTCGACAGCGACCCGCGGAAGATGACGCAGGCCGGTCAGCTGCAGTCGGTGCCGGCCCCGGTGGCCCCTGCGCCGACTGAGGAGGATGAGGTCGACGAGGCCGCGCGCCGTCTCGAACAGCTCGTGGCGACCCATGGCGAGGCGCGCGTCCTGGACTGGCTCGGCACCATCGTGGGAGGCCGACGATGATCACCCGTTCCGATCGCACCACGCAGGTCGAGCCGCCAGAGATCTCGCAGCGGGCGCGGGAGGATGAGCCGCACGTGTCGCCCTCCCGGTTGGCGCGCTTCTGGGG